AGCGAACGGAGAAGAGTAAGTACAAACATGAGAGCACGGGTGAGTACTGTACGTGTTCAGCCTACGTTGCAGAAATCATGTGCCGTAAAAACGCAGAGAACAAAAATGTAGGATCTCTACCCTACAAGTTTTGGAGTAAGAAACCTTGGGATTGGACTTTTAAAAGGCAGTTGTTTGCTGCCAATAAGATCCTCAAGGACAAGTCTATTACCGAAGAAGCTTTAGTCAAAGCTGTTCTCTCCGACGAGTTCAAGCGTATTTTTTCTCTTAATCACCCAAAAGCTATTGGTATAATTAAGCGTTACCAGCTATTATTAAATGACAGACCGAAAAAAGCTCAGAAGATAGATGCAAAGAAAGATGCAAAACATCGCAAGAAAAGCCTCGGTCGCAAAAACATTCTTGACAAACTAAGGGATATTGAAAATGGCAAAGAAATCGAAGACGATTCAATTTGAAGACGATCCAATCAGCAACGAGATAAACAAAAAATATGGTGCGATAGTAGAATCAGGAACCGAAGTTCTAGCCTCTTTAGAAAACTACAAGACTATAGGTATTTCGCCTGCTTTAGACATAGCTCTAGGTGGAGGTCTTAGAGAGGGTAGTTGTGTAGTAATGACCGGAGACCCTAAAACCGGAAAGACGACCACAGCCCTCTACTTCGCCGCTAAAGCTCAAAAAGAAGGTAAGAATGTAATATATTTTAATACCGAAGGTAGACTGACTAAAGAGAACTTCAAGGGGATCAAAGATCTCGACGTGTCTAAAATTAAGATTGTTCAGGCCACAGATAAAGAACCTTTAGTCTCTGCTGAAAGATATCTTAACTCGCTAGAGAAATACATCAAGGGTACACCTGACCTTGTAGCGATTGTAGATTCTACTTCTAGCATGGTTCCCCAAGACGAACTTGATGGAGAAATTAGGACGGGTGTTCGCAACGCCTTACCTCGTTTACTCTCCATGTTCTTTAAGCGTATCAGTGGTGATGTCGCTAGAATGAAGGCCATTTGTATTTTTATTACGCATAATATCGCTAACACTGGCGGTAGTAGATACGCACCGAGCAAGATGGCTGATTGCGGTAATATGCTACAGTATCAGGCAGGTACGAATATGGTAATTACCCATCGAGGTAAATGGGAGGTTCCAAAAGACTCAGGCAATCACGTAGGACAAATTGCCAACTGGTTGATAAAAACTTCTGCTGCTGGAGGTACGCCACTTAAAACTACAGAAAGTTGGATTAGATATGGTGTAGGTATTGACGAGTGTCAAGAAGTGGCACAGATCGCAAGTGAATTTGCTATGATCGACCGTAGCGGAGCTTGGTATACAATTACCTGTGCCGTAGAAAACAGAGAAGACCCAACGATCAAAAGCTGGCTCATAGAAAACGAAGTCGATCCAGAAGACGAGGAGGCCGTAACAAAAGCTTTCAAGTTTCAAGGTATGGAGCGTGTAACGAACTTTCTAGAAACAAATGAAGACATTACCAACTTTATCTATCAGCAGATTAGGGAAGTGTTTCTATGAAGGTAACGGGGTTAAATGGCCGAGAATATAATCTCGACCTTAAAAAATATATAGACAACGACCGAAGCAAAAGATCCTTTTTTCACATCAAAGCCAGAGAATTGATTAAAGAAATATTCAAAGGTTATTCGATATTGGAAGAGGTGAAGTTACCGGGAACTGTTAAACCATCAAAAAAATCTGTTCTATACCTTGACTTTCTAATTCCAAATGTTAAAATAGGTGTGGAGGTTCACGGTCAACAACATTTTAAGTACACACCCTTCTTTCATAAAAGCAAGGCAGGATTCCTGCAAGCCAAGGCTAGAGATAAAGATAAAGCAGAGTGGTGCAGGGTTAACGACATTGAATTAATCGTTTTAAGATACGACGACTCAGAAGATTATTGGAGAGAGAAGCTTGAACGCCGCTGATAGACTACAACATTTTTTAGACGGTATTGACGCATACATAACAGCCAAAAATGTAGTTAGCACTGCATTTAGGCCAGAATTTGCAATAGCAGAAATGCTCTCTATTGAAGACATGGAGAAGCTAAACCAAGACGACTGCTTTAATCACGCTTACCAGTTATACCAGTTTGCTGACCATGTATCCAAAGAGAAGGCAAAGTGCGAGAATGTGAGGAGATGGTGTGATAACACGCTACAAAGCATTATATCCTCCGAGATAAACAACGGAACTTGGGATCAATACGCAAAACACGACACCAAGGTTGCAACCATTCTTAGAAATCATGACTTGGCCTACAAGATAAACGAGTGGAAAATGACAGCGGAGGGGAGGTTGGAAAACCTAAAAAGTAGAGAGTACAACGTTCGCCGCAAGGCAGACATACTAATTGAAAAAGGTAAGAGAAAATGAGCGATGATATAGTAAAAGCACTTCTGAACTCCTTAACACCTGAACAGAAAGATCAACTGGTCGAAGGACTACTGAATAGTAATGTTAAGAGTGATGACGTGAAAGAACAAGTAGAAAATGTTAAAGACACTGACAGCCCAACTCAGCGTAGAGTTAAAGAGGATTTTACAGTGTCTACAGGTAATGCTAAACCGAATGGGAAAGTACCAGTGAAGTTTAAACAGAATCAGTGGGTTGACTACGGCGAAGATCCCGATGAAGACTTTGATTACGAAAAGTTTGAAAAGATGAAGACCCCAAGGAGAAGAAAACCCGCAAAGCAAGTCTCAGTTGAGTGCCATGTTTGCGGTAAAAAATTTAATACAAACCCAAATCTAATTTACGGCGAGTTTCCAAGATGTGATCGCTGCATAGGAAGATAATTAATGAACTCACAATTGAGCGACCTCGGTTCAGAGAGAGCATTGCTTGCGAGCCTGTTCTCGTATGGACTTGAGGCATATGTTGAACTATCAGATATTGTAACCCATAATAGCTTTGCACATCAGAATAACCAAGTTCTGTTCAAGTGTATCGAAAAGGTCTTACAGTCAGATGCACACGTTGATCTGCCAGCGGTGTTGTCCGCTGCCGAACAACTGAGTCTTTCGGATTCTGTAAACACTAGACAAGAACTTCAGTATATTCATTCCTTGATGGAATTTCCTGTTAGCAAGCAAAACGTCCTTCATTTTGCAGCACAGGTTAAAAAGTTTGAGCTAGCAAGAAAAGCCAAACTTATTGCCAAGAAGATATCTAACGATATAGACAACATCAAGGGCGATGAGGACATAGATCATATCGTAGGATTGCTTGAGAATCCAATTACGGACTTTCTACGGGATGACGAAGTAGGTCAAAAGCCCGAGATGCTAGGCGACAATATAGACGAATACATTGACTTTTTAGTGGAGAATAAGTGTGACCAAATCGGACTACCAAGCGGTTTCCCTAGGTTTGATGCTGTTATCGGTGGTGGCCTACGCCGCAAGTGTGTTGATCTTGTATCTGCTCGTCCCGGCGTTGGTAAGTCGGTGTTTGCTGATAATGTAGCACTGTACAACGCTCGCAACGGCACACCAGTTTTGATGTTAGATACCGAGATGAGCAAAGAAGATCACCTCAACAGAATACTTTCCAATATAAGCGGTGTTCCTATTGAGGAAATATCCACGGGAAAGTTTGCTGAGGACGACGAAAAGTTTATAGCTGTTCGTAGTGCTATTGACGAGATTAGAGATATTCCATATACATACGTCAGTGTTGCGGGTGCTCCGTTTGAAACTATCTTAAATACAATTAAACGCTGGATCATTCAAGAGGTGGGTCAAGACGAGAACGGCAGGACAAACGATTGCCTTGTTGTTTACGACTACTTAAAACTAATGTCGTCCAGCTCAATTAATAACAATATGCAAGAGTATCAAGCGTTAGGCTTTCAAATTACAAACCTGCATAATCTAGCTGTCAAGTACGATTTTCCATGTTTATCATTCGTACAGCTAAACAGAGACGGAATAACTAAAGAGTCCACAGACGCTGTGAGCGGCTCTGACAGACTTATTTGGCTATGCACATCTTTCTCCATATTTAAATTGAAGTCCGCAGAGGAGCTAGCTGAGGACGGTCCAAATGGAGGAAATAGAAAGCTAGTTACCTTAAAAGCACGTCATGGTGCGGGACTACTAGATGGTAACTACATAAACCTAAATATGTTGGGTGCTCACTCAAAACTAAATGAGCTAAGGACTAGAGATGAGATGAGATCTTCACCCGATGGCGATGTTATAGAAGGGGCAGATGCACCGTTTGATGATCAGATATGGGAGGAAGATTAATGCTTGCTACTTGGGCGATTGGAATTTCTACGCTATGCTATTTAGCGTGTGGTATTGATAATGTAAGGCAGAAAGATTTTCCCCACGCTTTAGTGTGGTTTTCTTACGCTGCGGCTAATTCAGGATTCTTATGGTATGAGTTCACAAAAAACCAAGCCTAAAACGCTTGATTTAAATCATGTAAAGAAAATAATATTTACCAATATTGATCTACTTTTGGATAGTTTCGGTTTGGAATATACCCAAGATGGAGATAATATATTTATGAGCTGCCCTATACACGAGGGTAGCGATAACCCAAACGCACTTTCAATATCTTTAGATAAACAAATGTGGAGATGTTGGACGAGAGGGTGCCAAGAAGAGTTTGGAACAGATGTCTTTGCTTTTGTTAGAGGTGTCTTACAGAGTCGTGATGAACCGTCGTCATTTTCAGACGCGTTGAGACACATATGTAAGATATACAACGTTGATAACGCTAAATCTTCCAAGGTTAAAAAAACAGTCGTACCTGAAGATGATTTTGTAAGCCTAGTAAATAACTTCAAAACAAAAGATTGGCAAGATAATGCTGCTTGTGAATTTGACTGTGTTCCCACCATTGGTCACTCCCCGTATTTTGAAAGCAGAGGATTCAACAGGAATACCTTAAAGCATTTCGGCGTGGAGGATTGCTCCAATAACGATTCTCCTATGAGACACCGTTCAATTATACCGATCAGATACAATGAGTCGCAAGTGGGATATATAGCTAGAGCTACAAATAACTGGCTTCAACCAAAGTACCTATTTTCAGAAGGGATCAGAAAAACAGACTATCTGTACAATTACGACGAGGCCATCAAAGCTGCTAAAAGTAAACATTGCCTGTTCTTAGTCGAGGGGCAGGGAGATGTTTGGAAGCTTTTTGAAGCGGGGGTAAGAAATGCCGCCGGTCTCTTTGGTAAAGATATATCTGATAAACAGAAGTCGTTAATACTACAGGCTGGGATAACAAAATTAATTATTATAACCGACAATGATCAAGCTGGACGAGAGTCTAAGATAAAAATCAACAGGGATTTAAACAGGCTCTTCAGTCTTTCGTTTCCGCATATAAGGTCAAACGATCTAGGGGTCATGTCTATAGACAGTATAAAAGAACAAATACTTTCAAATTTAAATGGATGCTATTGATGAAGATACTTGGAATATCAGGAAGGAAACAGGCGGGTAAAAATACCACAGCCAATATATTACATGGAGTAGTTTTAAAGAGGCTTAATAATATTGAGGACTGGAACATTGGTGCTTCTGGGGAACTCTTAGTACAGACAGAAGGGGGATGGGGAGAGTTTGATGTAACCCGCCAAGATAGAGCATTCTCCGAGTACGCAGAATATAACATGTGGCCTTTCGTAAAACTCTATAGCTTCGCAGATGAACTGAAGAGGATTTGTGTTGAACTGTTCAACATTCCATATGAGTGCGTCTTTGGGACAGATGAGCAGAAGAATCAAGTGCAGGAGCATTTGCTGTGGGAGAATATACCGGGAGTCACCACAAACGAAGGACCAATGACCGCTCGTGAGTTCATGCAGTTTTTTGGCACAGACGTTTGCCGCAAGATGTATGAACCAATCTGGGTAGACTCTTGCATAAGAAAGATACAGGCGGAGCAATCTGAGTTAGCTATTATAGCAGACGTTAGATTTCCAAACGAAGCAAGAGCAATTGAACGGGCTGGCGGAGGCCTGTTGAGATTAACAAGAAATATATATGACGATGATCACTCTAGCGAAGTAGCGTTGGACGATTATCCCTTCACAAGCTGCATAAATAATAAAGATAATAGCATTGATGATTTAATAGTGAAGGTTAAAGAATTTTACCTTAACTTTTAGGAGAATCAATGTTAGTTACCTATGTTAGAAGTTCAAGCTATAATAATTATTCGTACTGTGAAATGCAGTACTTTATAACCTATGTTTTAGGGCATCAGTCAGATAGCGGTAAAAAGGCCGACATGGGAACGATGGCTCATAAGGCTATGGAGATATTGGCAGGGTTAAAGAAATTTCAACAAGACAATTCTAGAAAAAAGTACTTGGTAGTTGAAGATGACGCTGCTGGTAAGATCAGGGTACATAAAGATAGATTATATACCGATGATTTTGTTAATGAATTAATTGAAATATCCATAGATTGCTACGCAAAAAACTCGAAGCACAAGTTTGGCCCAAAAGATAGAAGGGACATAGCTGAAACTGTGTGGACTTTTTTGAATCACAATGACGGCCAATTTGATCCAAGGCTTAGGAACATTCACCATCCTGAGCCACATTTTGACATACCAATCGAAGAAGATTGGGCTAAGTTTGAATACGAGATTAATGGCGAAATAGTAAAGGGACAGCTTGCTATTAAGGGGACAATCGACCTAGTTACCAAAATTGATGACGAAACAATAGAGGTCGTAGACTGGAAAACGGGTCGTCGTATGGATTGGGCAACTGGAGAGGTGAAGGATTATGAAAAATTAGAAAAAGATGCACAATTACTACTGTACTTTTACGCTATATCTAAACTATACCCCGATTTTCCAAATAGGATTATGAGTATATTCTTTTACAAGGACAAAGACGGAGAAAGAGATCCTAAACCGTTTAGTCTTTGTTTTGGCCCAGAGGATGAGACCAGATTTTTAGAAATGTTGAAGAATAGAGTCGAGGAAATTAGACAGAATGTCAACCCAAAACCCCTAGACAAAACCAGAAGCCACTGGAAATGCAAATATCTTTGTCATTTTTGCAAGAACAATTGGGAGGGTACTGACGAAAAAATGTGTATATATATAGAGAAGCACCTCAAACAACACGGAATGGAAAAAACCGTAGAGGATTGCACAAGAGAAGGGTTTAATATTGGTTTTTACGAAGCTCCGGGCTAGAAAGAGAATAAGATGAGAAGAAGAGATTTTTTGACTTATGGAACTAGTTTTCTTGGCGGTACTTATTTAGCCACAAATAATGTGGCAGTGTCTTACGCTGATGAGTATTCCCCCAAAGTAACTAAAAATGATAACAGCGTTATCTTTCTTTGGATGGGCGGTGGAGCGACTCACATCGAGACGTTCAATCCTATCCCATACGCCCCAGTAGAAAGACGTTCTGCTACTGGTCATATTGACACCAAAATACCAACAGTCAAAATAGGTGGTCTCTTCAAAGAGGTGGCAAAAAGATCTGATAAAATTAATATTGTTAGAAGTTTTGCTCACAAAGACTCTAATCACCAAACCGCTACGCACTGGGTAGTGGGAGGCGAGAGAAATCAGGGCGGCACTTCTCAGAATTACCCCAGTTATGGAGCTATGATTGCTGGCTATTATGGGCCAGTATCTCAGCCTCATGGTCTACCCACCTACATCAAGATGAATAAGATCGAAGGTGATGGGGCAGCTTGGATGGGACAAAAGTATATGGGGTATGAAGCCAGCAGAGAGGGTGTAGGCGACCTCCAGCTAAAAATGGCCAAAGACAGATTCATGGGCAGAAAGGATCTCTTAGACTTAGTAGAGAAACACTCTGCGATCAAGGGGCAAGGAGAAAGCTGGAGAGAATTTCAGAGCCAAGCTGTCACAGCTATAACAGGCAAAGCTGCTGAAACTTTTAGAATTGAAGAAGACTCTAAGTATGATACATTTAAGGATGATCAGTTAGGCAAGGATGCCTTAGCCGCAGTCAGAGCTATACAAAACGGTGCTAAGTTCGTAAATATCCAGTATGGTGGCTGGGATATGCACAATGGTATAGTAAATGCGTTAAATACTAGGCAGGTAACTCTAGATAGATATATTGGCCTACTTATGGATGAGTTAGAGGCTAGGGATTTATTTGAGAGCACACTTCTGGTTGTAGCGACAGAGTTTGGTAGAACACCAAAAATAAACGGCAACGCAGGGCGTGACCACTGGAGTGGTAGTGTCCCATTAATGTTTGCTGGTGGTGGATACGACTTAGGCCGTGTAATTGGAACCTCTAACGCAAACGCTGAAGTTCCAGAAGATGGTGAGTGCGGCCCTCTAGATTTAAGATGGACTGTGTTAAACCATATGGGAATCCACAGAAACAACACTTGGATGGGTATCAATGGAAGACCAATGCCCATTACTGGTAATGAAGAGAAAAATATATTAACGGACATCTATGCAGGTGTAGGATAATGAAGAGAAGAGAATTTCTAACATCCCTAGCGGGGGTTGCTGCTCTGACGCAAACGTTGAAGGCGAACGAGCAGCAGCTAAAGAAGAACGGAAAATCGGCCATCCTACTATGGATGGGCGGTGGACCGTCTACTATGGACATTTGGGACTTGAAGCCTGACGCCCCAACTGGTGGACCATTCAAACCAATCTCTACAACAGGCGACGTGCAAATCAGTGAGCATATGCCATTGATGGCGAAGCAGATGCACAACATGGCTATTGTGCGTAGCATGAGCACTCGTGAAGCTGATCACATGCGTGGTCGTTACTACATGCACACCGGCTACGTGCCCAACCCAAACATGGTCCATCCTAGCTATGGAGCGGTATTGTCTAAAGAACTAGAAAAGCCGGAGCTTATGATACCTCAGTTTGTGTCTGTAAATGGGCCAAGTGCTGGAGCAGGATTCTTGGGTGCAGAGTACTCGCCCTTTGTTGTAAATAGCGATGGTAGAATTAGAAATTTAGATCTAAAAGTAGACGATAGATTTTACCAAAGAGCCTACGCTCTGGATGTAATAGAAAATAACTTTATAAACAGTACTAGGGGATCGCTAGCTAGAGAGCACCAGAAAGTCTTGCGTAAAACCTTTAATGTTTTAACCAGCGAAGAGATGGACGCTATGAAAGTCGATGGCGAACCAGACTCTGTTAAAGAAAGATACGGTGAAAATAGCTTCGGTAAAGGATGCCTAATGGCTAGACGGCTAGTAGAAGTAGGCGTTCCATTTATTGAAGTAGGTTTAGGTGGATGGGACAACCATCAAAACATCTTCCCAACTTTAAGAGATACAAAGTTACCCATGCTAGACCAAGGTATGAGTGCATTAGTAGAGGATTTAGAGCAAAGAGGGTTATTGGAGGATACAGCTATCATATGGATGGGCGAATTTAGTAGAACTCCACGTATTAATCAAAACGCTGGTCGAGATCACTGGGCAAGAAGCTGGAGTGTGGTCGTGGGCGGTGCTGGTATGAATGGCGGCATAGCTGTTGGTGCAACAAATAAAGATGGTACACGGGTGGAGACAGAACCTTATTCCTCCCAAGATGTCATGGCCTCAATTTGTAAGGCTCTTGGCATTTCGTTACAGACTACTTATACAAGTAACAGTGGACGACCCATGAAAATAGCTAACTCAGGAAAAGTAATTTCTGAACTATTTTCTTAACAGGTGTCAAAATGAAATTTTTTAGATGTGCAGCATACGTGCTGTTTGCGGTAAGTTTATGCAATTTAGCTTTTAGTGCTTATATGTTCAGGGAACTTAGAGAGCCAAACGTAATCATAGCTCCAGACCCCGGCAATAGCATAAAAGTTTTACAAGAGCAATCCATGATGAGAGATACCCAGCTACTTCAGGGGATATTGATGATACATCACGACAGAAACATGCACAACCCCGGAGATCAAATGCTCTGCCCCCTATGTGACAAATTCAAAGAAAATTCAAAACTGGTAAACAAATGAGTTATATAATTGGTGCAGATAAATTTATATCTGAACAACTTAAAAACATGAAGTATACCGACAAGCCAAGGACTTGGAAGGTTTCTAAACAGGTTACAATAGGTTGGGATGATATACTTCCAGATCCTCCGGATAACAACAGTGAAACAACAAAGAAAGAATTAATCTATCTTTCTAACTTAACCAAGAGTGTTTCCAACTCACAACTAGACTTAATTAAACTTGTTGATGAAGAACCTAATGATCTTTTTCATACAACTTTAAAACAACTAAATGTAGAGTTTCCAAAGGAGATATTTGACAAGTCTTGGAACATATTAAAGCCTATCATCCTTAATTTAAAGCATAGACATAACAGGCCGAGGCCGTACCAGATTGCTGATAAGTACGGATTAAACATAACACTCAGAGACTCTAAGACTGCACAAACTCCAGCCTATCCATCGGGACACACCGCTTACGCTGCACTGAGTGCCTACATATTGGCGGCGAAATACCCACAATTTTCAGACCAATTCTTTGATAAGGTTCAATTGGCTGGAATGGCTAGGATGCTAATGGGCGTACACTACCCCTCTGACAACGAAGCCTCAATGATTATTGCTGGTGCCGTTTGGGAAGATATTCGATACAAACTTTTTCCAGAACTACCAAACTTTTAGGAGTTACTAATGCCTGACTATATTTCAGAAGCTGATGAGTTTTACTACTTTGAATCTTACGGATCAGAAGAGGAACTTACGGAGGACAATTATTATGTGCCAGCAGAAGAAGATTATGTTTCTGCTGAAGAGGTGTATCACGAAGAATCGGAAGTAGAGGAGATTGATATCTCAATTGCTAAACCGGGGCTTTGGGAAAACATCAGACGCAAGAAAGAACGAGAAGGTAAAAACTATAAGCCTGCTAAAACTGAAAAAGAAGGTAGACCAACCCAAGAGCAGCTTAAGCGTGCCCAGTCCGAAGAGCACCTTACGTATGCCGAGTTTGCGGAAGCGGATAAACCGGGACCGAAAGATCCTCGCAGAACTCCAGCACCCAAGAAAGATCAAAAGAAAGGCTCTAAAAAGAACAAGCCTGACAGTGCCAAGAATCCTAGCGGTAAAATTACTTTTAGTAAAGAGGTAACAGCACAGTTAGCACAGAAAGTTAAGGAGCACAACGCAAAAGGAAAAGGCTCCAAGGCTACACTGGGTATGCTCAAGGCCGTTTACCGTCGTGGTGCAGGAGCCTTCTCTACAAGCCACGCCCCAAAGATGAGTCGTCATGGCTGGGCTATTGCTCGCGTGAACGCCTTCCTGAAGTTGCTTAGAAGTGGTAGACCCTCTAACCCAAACTATACGACCGATAACGATCTATTACCAAAAGGACATCCACGCAAGTCTAAGGCAGAAGTGTTTAAGTATAGAGATCCTAAAACTGGCGAGATATACCAGTACGAAAGAAAAGGTATCTATAAAAAGAACGGAAGAACCTTAATACCAGCTCAGGCGGCTGAGTATCAGGGCAGAAAAGTTAAGCTGGGTAAACCTTTTAGAACTCCTAGCGGACCAAAGAAGTTCAGCGTATATGTTAAAAACCAAAAGGGAAATGTTGTTAAGGTAAACTTTGGAGACCCTAACATGAAAATTAAAAAGAATATTCCCGGTAGGAGAAAGAATTTCCGTGCTAGGCACAACTGCGACAACCCCGGTCCACGCTGGAAGGCAAGGTACTGGAGTTGCCGAGCATGGTAGAAAAGTTGGATCTGTCACAATGTATCTGTGACAAACCCGGTTGGTGCCCAGTCTTCGAGAAGGAGATGGGCACTATGCCGCCCAATTGGAAATGGTGTCAGGACTGCTCCCAGTACGACAGGGAGGAACATTTTGAAAGAACTCGCAAGTCTGTAAGAACTCTGGTTCAATCAACAGACCCTCATCTTGCCAGCTTGATAAACTTCTATGACGAGCTACCACCGCAACAGAGCGAGTATGCGGTTTGTGTTGTCGCTGCAAATGATTACGCCCTAGAACACTTGAGTGTTACTAGAGAAAGTATTGTCGAATATGCCAAGCTGTGCAACGCAGATTATATTGAATTGACCGGAGATCAAAACGAAGATTGGCCGATGGCCAATAAATATAGAATCTATCAAGTAACAAAAAAATATAAGAAGACTCTATATCTAGACTGTGACGTTTTTGTTAAGTCAGGTTCTCCAAATATATTCAAAAACACGCCCGACGACAAAATTTCTGCATATGATGAATTTAAAGATGTTGCGAGTAAACAGAAAGATTTAGAATGGCTACGGAGCATAGAAAAGTGGGTCTTTGCTAACATCCTAGATAAACCGTATGAATCTAGCGTAGATAATATGCTGAACGGTGGAGTGCTTGTAATACCACAGTCACTGGCGGAACTCTACCGCCAACCGCAAAAATGCTATATAAAAGAATGGTGCTTTGATCAAGTCTTACTATCTTGCCTTGTTCCTGAAGAATTATTAAACAGGCTTAGTTTCAAGTGGAATTGTGGGTTTGAAGCTGGGCC